TTGCCCGAATTACGTGTTGTAAGTGAGGAGAAGATGATCAAGCATAGCTTCAAAACCTTCTTCTCTAAGAACATGCTGAAGATCACCGTCATTGTTATTGGCGGTCTCTTCAGCACTCTTGGTATAAGAACAGAGCTGGCAGTCATATTTGAAAGTATGACGCTGGCTTCTTATACAGCGATTGCGTGGGTGACGTTGCTCATTACAATCCTGTCTTATATTAAGACGAAAGAAGATGAAGAGCTACAAGCTATGCGCGAGCGCGAAGAGCATCGTCGGATGCTGGTGAAGTAATAAATACTACACGCAACAGAGGAGAGTATGATGAGCAATTTCAGAGTCCGTTATAGCGTCAAGCATATCGACAAGGAAAGCAAGGATTACAATCTCCTGATCGAACGTAAGAACTACTTTGAAAATTTGCAGGATGCGTTCAAGTTCTGTAAAGAGATCTATGGTTCGCGTAAGAATGGCGTTGAGGTAATAGGTCGTCCCTCTATCGAACGACTGTAGGAGAAGAAAGATGCGTAAGCTGTTAGCTGCTGTTATTGTTTTTATAATGACTACACCAGCCTTTGCTGGTCAGTACCATCCCATGAAGCGTGGTCATTATTACAATCCTCCGCAGCATCACTATCAGCCGCCGCGCCATCGTAATGTGGCTCCGTGGGTGGCTGGTGGTCTTGCGCTTGGTGCGCTAGGAGCTTATGCAGTTACTCGTCCTGCGCCGCGCCATATCATGACTTGCTGGGAAGAGCTGATTGGTTACGATCGTCGCGGTCGTCCTGTGTATGATGAGGTTTGTCAGTGAACATACAAACCAAATATGATGTTGGGCACACCTTTTGGGTGCCTCGTGTATATAAGCGTATCATCCAGCAAGAGCTGGTGTGGGAGGGGGAGACTTGGCATAAGAACGTAGAAACCTACGTTCCTCTTGCCAAACTGAAGAAGATAGTATGCATTGAAGTAAAAGTGGGTCGAAGAACCAATGTGACGTATGGCGTTAAAAATGTGAGTGTCGATGGAGATGAGCTTGTCGAGTTAGCGCAATACTATCCAGAGGAAAACATCAGCAACTATACGGAAGAAGAAGCACTGTCTATCGCAAAAGAACACGCCGAGCTGGATAAAGAATATTTCGGAAACTGATCGGGGTTAGTTCAATTGGTAGAACAGCGGACTTTGAATCCGCATGTTGGTGGTTCGATCCCATCACCCCGAACCAACTTTACAGGAGTAAACTATGATCAACTTCTTGAAAATGAAACTACCTCTCGCATTCAGCGCATATGCGGCTGCGCTGTTTGTATTCTTCGCTTTCATCTATTCAACCAAGCTAGAATATTTCGTGTGGGCTAACTTGCTGTTGTTAACAGCATGGTCGACGTATACTTGGATCATCGTTTGGCGTCAAGCTAGATTGATCGAAGATATGGTTGAAACTATGGAAGATGTGCGCGGTACAATCAACAAGATTGTTGAGGAAGCACTCGATCAGGTTCTTCTAGATGAATTGAAAAAAGAAGAAGAGGCGAAGAAGAAGCGTGCGAAAAGAACTCGTAAGAAAGTCGAAAAGGTCGACTAATTCTTTTTCTCAGCTGTCTTCTTAGCAGCGTCTAGCGTTTTCCAAATCGTGTTGATGTTCTTCTGGCAGTCGGTATTGTTCTTGTGTAATTGTACAAGAAGTTTGGCTACCTCTGCATCAGTGAGTGTCTCAGGATTTGGGAAACGTCTGACGTTCGGGCAATAGAACAGCGACTTATCTGGAACGATAACAACCTGTTCTGTTTTAATTAGAGTTTGTGGTGGTGGAGCTTTGGCACAACCAGCTAGAGTGGCAGCGGCAAGAACTGTTACGACAATCATTTTCATTTCGGTGCATCCTTTAGCTTACGAACAGTTTCTCTAAGAATTGGTGAAGCCTCGCGGTCGTTTTTCTTTACATCAGTTGAATCAAGATAGTCAGCAGCTGCTTTCATTTTGTCGTTGAACACCTTCTTTTCTTCTTCATTCTTCTTAGCAATTTCTTCCTGCTGGCGAGCGATCTCTTCCATGCGGCGACGGAATTCTTCCTGGTCCTTTTGGTGCTGTTCTAATTGCTTCTGGTTATACTCGAGTAGAGCCTCGCGCTCGATACCCTTTCGCCAGCTATAATAGATACCTGATAGGACGCTGAATAGAATAACAGCACCGATGACAATGAATTGAATACGACCGAACATGGAACACTCCCACTTCTAACTTGTTATTTATAGGAGATGCAAATGGAACTGAAAGTTTTGACTATGAACGAAGATGGCAGCGCCAATTGTGAAATCGAAATGACAGATGAAGAGTTGATTTCCATGGCAAAAGTAGGTATAATTGCTGCTCTTAGAGAAGCATTGAAAACGATGGACAAGGAAATACCAAATGAAAGCGATATTGGGGAAGTATCCGAGGGATGCTGACAAAGAGCGCAAGGTAGAAATCCGTATCGATCCGCACGATACGTGGAATATGGATCATACCCTTGCGCTTATTATCCATCCGATGTTGGTACAATTAAAAGCAACTAAACAGGGCTCTGCTTGTGTAGATGCCGAAGATGCTCCACATATCGGTATTGGACCTATCGACGATTACGGTAGCGATGAGTTCGTTCATGAACGCTGGGATTGGGTGCTCGACGAAATGATCTGGGCATTCGGAACATACACTACTGATTGGGAAGCCCAATTCTACACGCCACCCGAAGGCGAATGGTCGCTAGAAAATTTGGGCGAAGTCGATATCGAAGGTCGCCGAAAGGTGCAGGATCGTTTGACTAATGCCTTCCGTTTGTTCGGTAAGTATTACCAAAGTCTCTGGGACTAAATATAGGAGTATCCTGAATGGAGACTCGAATGAAAGAAGTTACCCTGGACAATATGAAATATGTCCCAGAAGAATATGTGAGACAGGCTGCTCGCATCGAGCGCGAGTTCAATCCTGACAACACATTTGATAGATTGCTCATAAGCGCAAACAAGTTCCGCGAAGCTGATCTCACTCCGATGTTCTTTTTTGACGAAGACGAAATGAGTCTTTACGTCACAACAAAAGAAAAGATGGAAAAAAAATTCCACTAAGACCCTTGAATATATTGCGCCGCGATATATATAATGTGTGGATGCCTAATGGGTCCACTCTTTAATCTAACTCGCTTAATAGGAGAAAAGACATGACTAACTGGCCAACATACAAGTTCGATCATTCATTCGCTGAACTTGACAAGTTTTCCAAGTTTTTCGTCGGAGCAGATAAGTTCGCTCAAAAGATTCATGAAACTGTTGAACACATCCAAAAGACTGCGACAGCTTATCCTCCATTCAACCTCAAGAAAACAGACGATAATGTTTATGTTATCGAACTGGCAGTTGCTGGCTTCGGAAAGCAAGACGTTGAATTGACCCTCGAAGATAACAAGCTCGTTATTAAGGGCAATACCACTCTTGACACTTTGACCGAAGATGGCATTGATGTTCAATATCTTCACAAGGGAATCGCTGATCGTGCGTTCACTCGCACCTTCTCGCTCGCCGACAACGTTGTTGTTAACAATGCTGAGATGATCAACGGTGTTCTCAAGATTTGGCTTGAGCACATTATCCCAGAAGATAAGAAGCCAAAGAAGATCGATATTACAGACGCAGATACCCCAAAGAGAGCAAAAAAAGAACTGCTTACTGAGGGCAAGTAAGCAATCTTGAATTGATTCGTGATGAGGCTGGGCAGGATGGGCTTGCCCAGCCATTTCCACGTTCACTAAAGAGGCAATTATGTTTACCGACTACTATAAAAATTTCGTTGATTGGATGACAGAAAGTAAAAGATACTACACCACTATCCAAGAACTAAACAAATTAACAGATGAAGAACTTGAATACTTAAATTTAACACGCGACAATCTTATCTATGAAGTTAATAAAAGCTACATGGAACGTTTCGCTAATAAATAACTGGCATTCCTAATGAGGAGACTATGATGCTAGTTACATTCGATCAGTTAAATGAGTTTTTCGAAGACACCAACGAAGATACAGTACAAAAGTTTGTCGAGCCTCTCAATGAGGTTATGACTTTTTATGAGATCAACAACCCAAATCGTATTTCAATGTTTCTTGCTCAAATCGGTCACGAGTCTGGTGGTTTAAGAGCAACGCAAGAAAATCTAAACTATCGTGCTGAAACTTTGTTAAAGGTGTTCCCAAAATATTTCCGTGGTAGGGACCCAAACGAATATGCTAGACAACCTGAGAAAATCGCAAACCTTGTCTACGCCAGCAGAATGGGCAATGGTCCTCCTGAGTCTGGCGACGGCTATCGCTTTCGTGGTCGCGGGCTTATCCAGTTAACTGGTAGATCAAACTACACTATCTTCGCACAAGATATGGAGATGCCACT